ACCCCGACTGCATGAGCGCAGAGGCCACCTGAGAAGGCTAAAAACAGGCAAGAACGTCTGGGTCAAGTCCTGCAAGGTTGGTGACGCAAGCAAGGGGGCGATATTTCACGACTACGCAATCAAGGAGAGGAACACATGAGCAACCCCCTCGACAAGATGGCAGAGAACGAACGGGAACTTGGCATTCAGATGGAACCAGAGCCGCTTAAACCCGCTGACGGGCAGTTGATCTGGGTGGCGCTGGCATTCATCGCCTTCATGCTGACATTACTGACAATCAGGAGTTGTGTGTGAACGACTGCCAACACCGCTGGACCCCGGTTGAGGGCCAGCCGCTTTACAAATGCGCCCGGTGTGGTGCGTTCATGAGGATCATTAAGTGACAACAACCAACACGGGGCCGCATGTGATCAAGGCGCTGGAGGCGTTCAACGAGTTTGGCCGCATGACTGCGCAGGAGTTTTCCGATTACGCAGACATTGGCCGCTATGACGCGCATGCGGTGCTGGGCCGCATGAACAAGAGGACGAAGGCGGGTGACAAGCGCATCCACGTTGCTGATTGGACGTATGGCCACGACGATGCGCGAAGGTATCCGAGGCCGGTGTATGCGCTGGGGGATAAACCTGACAAGCCAAAGCCGAAGGCCGACCCGGCCGCCAACAGGCGCAGGCATGAGCAGGGCAAGAACCGGATGTACCGCATGACCAGCGTGTTCAACCTGGCGATGAGCAGAGACAAGATCAGAGAAATAAGGAAGGTGACGACATGACGAATATGCACATTGAGATGATTGAGGCTGGAGCCAATGGCACACGGGCTGATGACCTGCAAATCAGCGGCAGCCATTACAAGGACATGCCGATGCAGCCGTGGCATGTGATGGAGGCGGTGCTGACGCCTGAGGAGTTTCAAGGGTTTCTGAAGGGCAACATCATCAAGTACAGCATGAGGGCTGGCCGCAAAGATGGCACGGATGACGCTGGCAAGGCAAGGCACTATGCTCACAAGCTGCGCGAGGTGCAGGGCAAGGCATAATTGCCTCATATGGCAAATAGCACTGAAAACGTCTTTAAGCAGTGGGTGGACAGGTATCACCCCGACCCGGTGCTGTTTGTGCAGGAGGTGTTGGGGGTTGACCCTGACCCCTGGCAGATTGAGTTTCTGAGGGCCATTGCGCGGGGTGATCGCAAGATCAGCGTGCGCTCTGGCCACGGTGTGGGAAAGTCCACAGCGTCAAGCTGGGCCATGCTGTGGTACTTCATGACCCGCAGCCCTGTGAAGGTGGTGGTGACAGCGCCGACCAGCAGCCAGCTTTATGACGCGATGTTTGCGGAGTTGAAGCGGTGGATCAACGCGATGCCGCTGCCACTCCAGGGTTTGCTGACCGTCAAGCAAGAGCGTATTGAATTTAACGCAGCGCCGACCGAGATGTTCATCTCAGCGCGAACAAGCCGGGCCGAGCAGCCTGAAGCCTTGCAGGGTATTCACTCCGAGCATGTGATGCTGGTGGCCGACGAGGCGTCAGGCGTGCCAGAGCAGGTGTTTGAGGCGGCGGCGGGGTCGATGTCTGGCCACAACGCTGTGACGCTGCTGCTGGGCAACCCGGTGCGCTCCAGCGGGTTTTTCTACGACACGCACACGCGCCTGGCTGGCGAGTGGACCACCTTCAGGGTGTCGTGTCTGGACAGCCCACGGGTGTCGGACGAGTACGTCAAGGAGATGCAGACCCGCTACGGGGAGGAGAGCAACGTCTACCGCATCCGAGTGGTGGGCGAGTTCCCCAAGGGTGATGACGACACGGTGATCGCCATGGATTTGCTGGAGCAGGCGGTGAACCGTGATGTGGCGCCAAGCCAGCATGCGCCAATTGTGTGGGGCTTGGACGTTGCGCGGTTTGGCTCTGACAGGTCAGCCCTGTGTAAGCGCCAAGGCAACGCTGTGACCGAGAGCATCAAGACTTGGAAGAATCTGGACCTGATGCAACTCACTGGCGCGGTGGTGGCCGAGTACCAGGCGCTGCCACCCAGCCAGCAGCCGCAGGAGATTTTGGTGGACTCCATCGGCCTCGGGGCTAGGTGGTGGACCGGCTGCGGCAAGATGGCCAAGGACGAGGTGCTGATTGCGGAGTTGGCCACGGTGCGGTACAGCTTTACCAGCAACGGCAAGATTCAAATTGAGGGCAAGGACGAGATCAGAAAGCGCGGCCTGCCCAGCCCTGACAAGGCAGACGCCTTTGTGCTGACGTTTGCCTCTGACGCCATTGCCGGGATGTACGGGTCAGCAGCCAGCAGCAAGTGGAGCCAGCCGCTGCGCCGCAACCTGTCCAGAGTCGCATAATCTGGGGTAACCAACTGGAGGTTTTTTATGCCGATGAGCAAAGCTGAGAAAAAGGTGGGCAAAGTCATGTCCGAGTACAAGGCTGGCAAGCTGCACAGCGGCGGCACTGGCAAGGTGGTGAAGAACCCCAAGCAGGCCATTGCCATTGCGATGAGCGAGGCCAAGATGCCCATGCGCGGCCAGCGCACAGCCACCAACCGGAGCAAGAAATAATGGCCACTATGCAGCGCACCATGGAGCAAGCCATGGACCGTGACGAGATGGAGGGGGAGGGCGAGAACTGCCCCATGCCTACCCAAGACATCACGCTGAACCTGAAGAACCGGGCCAAGGCCATCACCAGCGCGGCCTACGGTCCTGAAAACCCCAAGCTGCCAAACCGTGCTTTTTGGGCCAAGAAGGCTGATGCATGGGATGTGTCCGAGCGTGACGCCAAGACCAGCCTGTGCGGCAACTGCGCGGCATTCAACGTGTCGGACGACATGAAGGAATGCATCGCCAAGGGCATCGGCATGGACGCCGACCCATGGGGCACCATTCGACTGGCCGATCTGGGCTACTGCGAGATTTTTGACTTTAAGTGCGCAGCCAGCCGCACCTGCGATGCGTGGGTGGTGGGTGGCCCCAACACGGGTGAGCAAGAGGGCGAGATGGAAGAAGGGGATGAATCATGAAAGGCTTATATGCAAACATTCATTCAAAACGCGAAAGAATCGCTGCTGGCTCTAAAGAGAAAATGCGCCAGCCTGGCGCAAAGGGTGCGCCAACGGCTGCTGCTTTTAAAGCAGCGGCTAAAACGGCCAAACCTGTGAAGGCTAAAAAATGAAGACCCCGGCTTGGCAGCGTGCCGAGGGCAAAAGCCCATCGGGTGGCCTGAACGCCAAGGGCCGCGCCAGCGCCAAGGCGCAGGGCATGGACCTCAAGGCTCCTGTCAAGTCGGGTGACAACCCCAGACGGGCCAGCTTCTTGGCACGCATGGGCAACATGCCGGGTCCAGAGATGAAGGGCGGAGAGCCGACCCGGCTGCTGCTGTCCCTGAAGGCTTGGGGTGCCAGTTCCAAGGAAGACGCCAAAGCCAAGGCCAAGGCCATCTCGGCCAGAAACAAAGCGAAAAAATGATCCCCATTTGCATCTCAACCGTGCATGGCAAAGGCTTGGCCGTGCTGCTGGAGTCCATCAAGCAGTACGCACCCGAATGCCCTGTTTACTTGCGTGGGCCGCAGGCGGTGATTGAGCAGCACCAGGCGTTTCTCAAAATCTACGGGCAGCCGAGCAACTTTGGCGACGACTACAACCATGTGATCGGTGAGGCGCTCAAGGATTGGAACGACTGCATTGTGGCCAACGATGACATCGTGCTGACGCCCGACAGCGTGAAACTGCTGATGGAGGATGTGCAGATCATCAAGACCATGCACAGCGTGCGTGCCGGGTGGGTGGCGTCCAGAAGTGATGCCGCGCGGCCTGGGCAGAATGTGCGCATCACCGAGCAGCCAGAGCGCCTGCACTTCTACAAATTCCCCTCCGAGGCCCACATCAAGATGGCCGAGGAGGTCAGCCCGATCTTTGCGTACATCACCAAAGATGCGTTTGGCGAGGGCTTTCCACCCCTTAACTGGTACTCCGACGATGTGCATTGCCGCGACCTGATCAACCGCGGTTACAGCCACTTCATCAGTTCAAGCTATGTCCACCACATCGGCAGCCACACAATTGGCTTTGATGCAAAGCGGCTGCACGACCAGGCCATGCCATGGCTGCTTGAAAACAGACCCGAATATGCCAAGGCTTGGTTTGACCTTTGAAGACTAAAATTGGCGCAGTACGGTTCACTTAAAGGCACAGCCATGAACGAGCAAGACATCACCAACACCATCAACACAGACGTTGCAGCGGTCAAGCCGATGGATGACGACGAGTTGCAGGCCATCATCACGCAAGATTTGGTGACGTTGCAGCGGTCAAGCCGATGGATGACGACGAGTTGCAGGCCATCATCACGCAAGATTTGGTGGATGCGGTCAGCTACATCGACAGCGACATTTCGCCAACACGGGCCAAGGGCACCGAGTATTACCGTGGCGACCTGTTCGGCAACGAGGTCGAGGGCAACAGCAAAGTGGTGGCCATGGAGGTGCGCGACACGGTGAGCGCCATGCTGCCAAGCCTGATGCGCGTGTTCTTCAACTCCGAGAATGTGGTCGAGTTTGTGCCCCGTGGGCCTGAAGATGTGAAGTCTGCGCAGCAGGCCACAGACTATGTGAATTACATCTTCCAAAACGACAACAACGGCTTTTTGACCAGCTACGCCATCTTTAAGGATGCGCTGGTGCGCAAGTGCGGCATTGCCAAATTTTGGTGGGAAGACGACGAGCAGGTCAGCATCGACCAGTACACCGGGCTGGATGACCAGACCCTTGAAATGCTGATGCAAGAGCCTGCCAACGAGGTCAGCATTGTGGTGTCCTACCCAGACCCCAGCGTCGATGAGATGCAGATGATGACGGTGGACCCGGTGACGGGCCAGCCGATCACCATGCCTGCGCCCATGCTGCACGATGTGCAGATCAAGCGCATCACCAAGGATGGCCGCATTCGCGTGATGGCGGTGCCGCCCGAGGAGTTGCTGCTGGATCGCAGGGCACGTTCGTTTGACGACTCCACCATCATTGCCCACCGGCAGATGGCCACCGTGGCCGACCTGATCGCCATGGGCTATGACCAAGACGAGATCGAAGAAAACCTGTCCACCACGGACCTCGACAGCAATGATGAAT